AGGTAACTAATGGAAAATGATTGGAAAGATTTTCTTAATTTAAAAAATATTGATCATTTAGACACAAGAACAAATCCTAAATCTATAGAACAAATAGACTCTGATGGATATTACGTAACAAATAATATTCACAGCGGGGTCATTATTCCTGGTCCAGAAGTAATTTATAAAATCAATAAGAACGGATATAGAACAAAGCATTTTGAACCTTTTAATAATTTAAAAGATACTATTTTGTTTAGTGGTTGCTCTTGGACTTTTGGTGAGGGCTTACCATTAGAGTACACATGGTCACATCTTGTAGCAAAAAATTTTGACAATGTTGATTATTACAATATTGGATATATGGGAATGTCTATTAATCACATTATTAAAAATGTATACTCTTTTATTAGATCTTACGGGAAGCCAAAATATCTATTAATATGTTTCCCAGACATGCAAAGAAACATTTATTATTCAGAAACCTTGGGTTCATACATAAAAGCATTCGTAAGTACATCCCACATTGGAAGTAAAGATAAAGATAGAGAAAGATACACTCTAGAGTTTATTCCTGAAAACAATATTCTTTTAGCCACAACTCAGATTTCTGCTTTAGAAGATTATTGTGCTGAGGCTGGAATTAATCTTATTTGGACAACATGGGTTTATGGCGATTACAAAATTTACAGAGATTTAGAGTTTAAATTTTTAATGGATCCAGATACTAGTTTTAGACAATCAAACCCATCATATAGAAAATCAAAAGAACCATACTATCTAAACACTGAAAATCTTCCATATTGGGAAGAAGCAGCAGATGGGGCACACCCAGGTACGAGTTGGAATATGCATATATCTAAAAAGTTTATCAAAGCAATTGAGGAAATAAATGAAAAGAAAAATTAAACTTGCTATCTTTATTATGTTTAATTATAAAAAATACAAGGAAATAAAGAAAAAAAATGACTTTATTTATTAGTTTTTCTGGGTGATATAATTATATTATGAAATTTTATTATTTTGGTGGTGCAATTACAACAGAAGCATCAAACATTGACTCTCTTGAAGACAGTAATTGTAACGGTGTTTTATTTACATATAGACAAGTTCAGGGAGATTTTTTTACTCATATTGCACGAACAATGAAGTTGGATCAAAAAATAAAATATATGGTTGCTATTAGGCCACATGCTTTGTCAGCACAATATCTTTGCATGATAAATCAATCTATTAATGAAATACAAAAAAATAGATTATTGATAAACATTATTTCTGGACATATCAAACCAGATGAGGTTGATTTTGGAGGAATATTGGGAGAAGTAACTGACAGATCATCAATTCCAGACCGAGTAAATTACATGATTGATTATTTAAAAGAACTTAGAAGTATGGAAAAAAATGGAGTTTCTATTCCCGAATGTTGGGTTACATGCACAAACATTTATGCTTTAACAGAAGTAGCAAAACTTAATTACAATATAATTTTTCCATATAGACAATACAAAGATGGTTACTTTTTAGACAAGAGTGTGCCTGGACAAGTAAAGCCTGGCGATAAGGTTGATCTTTCAAATAAAAGAATTATGTTAGCAATTTCTCCAATTATAAGAGATACTCAGGAAGAAATTGATAGAGAATTTCCTAAAGATATTTTGGTTCATACATATGGCGGTGGTCAGTATATCGACAGGCCTAGATTTGCACAAGATACGGAGTACTTTACTTATGAACAGTTTATTAGTTTTATTAAAAAGTTAGAGTCTGAAGGAATCAAAGAAATACTTTTTAACGAATATCCACAATCTGAGAGAAATAGTTTAATTAAATATATTAAAAGATATACTGAAAGCCATTAGAGTGATATAATAGTAGTAAGGGTGTGGTTAGCCTATATTTGTCGGGAAACTTTTATAGCCTACGTTGCAACACCACACCCTCTTAAATTTTACTCTGATATAATTGATTTATGGATCTAGAAAAAGAAATAAAAGATATTCTTTTTGAAATAGGAAAAGATATAAAGATCCATAAACTAATAGATGGCAATCTTATTGTTGAAATGGATTATGAAAAATATACTGCCGAGTTAATAGATTTATTCAACAGAATGGACTAACTCTTATCCTTCTTATACTCTCCGTACTTGCCAAGGATTGCTTTAACTGTCCCGTCTTTTCTTAAACGAACAACCATTCCGTCCTTAATCTGAACAGGATTAAATGGATGCTTTGTCCTAAACTTGCCAGATGCTTTTCTGTTTCCCATTAGATCGTGTGTGTTTCTCTTTGTACCTTAGTATAATCTTTACCAAAGTCAGCAAACAATGCTTTATCTTTTTCACGATTAACAATTCCTCTTGACCATGAGAAGCCTGCATCTCCACCCCATGCTAACCACATAATATATCCGTTAGATGGATTTGCTTGATTAGCCCAATCTTTGCCTTTCTTATCTACCTCATGTCGTGAGAAGTATGAGTACATTCTTTTAACAGTACTGAGAGATAAAGTTTCTCCTCTTGCTAACTGCCCTGCACGAGTCCAGCCAACAGAAGTTCCTGCACCCTTGGCTTTTCCATCTTCCTTAAATTTAATTGCTTTACGAGCAGCAGATCTTGCTCCTGCAGGTGGTGAGTATCCTTCTGCCTTTGATACTGTATCGGTATCATATTCAACAGTGTCATCATCTTCCCATAGGTCATCTGCTTTTGCAGCAGGAACACAGTTAGGAACTGGCTTACCATTTTTACCAGGCTTCATTCCACGCTGTACATAACCGTCCCAACATGGTGCTTGCTTGTCTATTTCATCGGCTTTGTATGTTCCGCCACGCTTTTTGTATTCTTGTGATACCCATGCATTTGCAACTGCAGATGGATATACCTCAAACTTTGCTTTTGCTTCCGCAACAATTCTATTATAAAGTTCTTTGTTTGATGGCTCGCTACCGCCCTCACGCTCATCAATGATATCTTCGTAATGTTCTTTTTTATTAACATTTGAGCAACAATCTGACTTCATTTCTCCTGAAGAACACACTGGACAATCTGGGCAATCTACATTAAGTTCTTTGCACATAGGACATCCACAACCCTGATATTCTTTTTTCATTTTATCTTTATCTTTTTTATGATAAGCCTTATCTGATTCAGTTTCCATTGAGTGATTCTCCATATCTATTTTTTCTGCATCTTTATACATCATTCCAATGCTGTATGCAGTTGGCTTCCAAGAGCCGTCGTTTTCTTTGTAAATTCTAACAGACATTGCTGGATTTTCTGGTGGCATAGAAACAAGAGAATACTCAGATCCAGGAGTTCCAAGAATTCCACCTTCAGCCATAATATGCTCAATCATTCCATGAATCATACCTTCTGAGGTAGATCCCATAACAAAGTCGCCTTCTTTTAACATTTAACTATTATATCACTTTATAAGACCTAAAAACCTATTATGAGTCCTTATCCTATGGCAGTTGGCACAAACCACTTCACACTTTTCGATCTCTTTTTTGATAGCCCTCCAGGACATCCCATCGTGGACCATTCTTGAGACATTATATTTTTTATTTCCTAGGTGATCAAAATCTAAGACTATGGGGTTCTTATTCCCACAATCAGCACAGCCAGTAGCCTCTTTTATCTCTGTCAGTCTCTGCTTAAACTGTTTCTTATTGTAAGCGGACAACTCTTTGTCTGTCATAGATACACCCATTATATAGCCTTTTAAGGGCATTAAAAGCCCCATACAGGCAATTCAGGCACGAAGGCCACGGTATATATATCAATGGGTAACTAAGCCATCTCTAAGGTCCTGTATGGGGACATATATATTGTAACATAATAATGGAGCAGTTTAATAGACTTGCTCAGGTCCCCCAGGTAATGACCCTGGTCCTCCGTACTCAGCAATAAGGTTGCTATAAGCAACTGCATGTATCATGACGGAATACTATCTATTATACTACTTGATTTTAATAGACTTAGGTTTCTTTTCTTCTGGAACTACCCTAATGACATTTACATTTAAGATGCCATCTTTTAGTTCTGCTGAGGTTACTTCCATATACTCGCCAAGAGCAAAAGATCTTATGAACTTTCGTCCTGCTATACCCTTGTGGACTACCTCTGCATCTGTTACCTCTACAATCTCACCCTTAATAATAAGAGTTCCATTATCTACTGTAACATCAACATCTCCCTTGGAAAAACCAGCAACCGCAAGAGATATCCTGTATGTATCTTCATCTAGTTTGATAAGATCATAAGGTGGATATGATTGTGAGTTTGTTTTGTATGCATTGTTTAGGCGATTCAACTCTCTGTTGAAGCCAATAAAAAAAGGATCATTGAATAGATCCAGCGTTGACCATGTTTGTTTCATTTTATTCCCCTTTCAAGCGAATAATTTAATTTGCCCCCCTATTGGGCAGGCATAAATATTATAGCATAGAAAAGCAGGCCTGTCAAATAAACAGACCTGCTAATCTAATTGTTTACTTCTTTGCTGCTGATTTCTTGGCAGTCTTTTTTACTACCTTTGCAGTCTTAACTGCAACATCTACATCTTCTACTGATGGCATTCTGCCAAACGCCTTGTCTGCAGGATTGGCTGCTCTTAATACTACTGGCACAAGTGCACCAAGTAGTGAGTATGCTAGTGTCTGTGGATCTGTTATTCCAGAAGCATACATTGCTGTTGCTGCTCCAAGAATTGATCTTCCGTATGACGCTAGTGCTGCCTTAATTTGTTTTTCATTCATTTTATTCCTCCTAGGATATGAACTTCGATATGGCTGTCCAAACTGGTTGAGCAAGCCATAATCCAATTATACCAGCAACTCCAGCAAAAACTGGGGGAGCAGGGATTGGAATCTTAATTGGGGATATTGCGCTTATTGATAGGATTATTAGACCTAAAGTAAGCCCTACAGACAATGATAATATTATTTCTTTCATTTATTCTCTCGATTTTTGTAGTTGTGTATAATGGTTTAAACAGACATCTAGAAGTCTTGTTTCAATGCTAGATAGTTTTTCTCCATCAGCGTCGCAGCCAATAACACTGCAAACTCCTAATGGCTCAGACTCAAGTTGATCGTATGATTTAAAGTTTATCATAATCTTCTGGCAGTAGTTTTTTTAATTTTTTAAATTCTGAAGATATTTTTTTCATAGCAAAATCATGTGGAGCCATCATGCCCTCTACGGCTGCACCATAATGATCATAGTAATCTATCTGTGGCTCTACTTCATTAATAAATGAGTTGAGACCAGTCTGAACTTCTTCTATGTATTGGTATGCCCAATCACGAGAATCTGAAACAAATTTTAAAAAATCTTCATTAGATTTTTCTTTATCTGTTTTGTTGATTTCATGCTGTTGTTCTTGATGAAACAACAACTTTACTGTATTAGCAAGAATTGCTTTGTTGTTTTTTCTTTCTTTTAAATAAAGAAATAAGAATAAAGACACAAACAAAGATAATATAAAAATTAAAATTAATTCAATCATAACTCTTTACCACCCTCTCTAACTAAAAGAACTATTGCACCATTATCTTCTAATGCTTTCTTAACACGAATCATGTATTCTATAGCCTGCCTTTTAAGATCAACTGTTTCTAATGACATAAAAACTTTTTCTTTTGCTTTAATTGTAATAAAATTATCATTGTCTATTATCTCTAAAGAAAAACCTTTTGGGCACTCTAAAGATCTAAATGCCCTTTTCATTGCATCTGTATACATATTACTCCATTGTTAGGGACTGCCATGTTGTTCCCCAATCCTCTTTGGTTTTGTGGGTAGAAAACTCTTTAGATATTTCTCCATTTTCTAAGAAAACCCCGCCCCAAACTCCCCACTCTTTGCCTGAAATACCAACAGAAAAACATTTTTTTCTTACTGGACAATCAGAACAAAGTTTGTCAATTGCAGGCCTTAAAAGTTCATCTTCTTCGTATTTATCAAAAAATAAGTTTGTATCGTAATCTAAACAAACAGCCTGGTCTTTCCATTCTTGTTTGTTCATTTAAATCACATACTTGTCAGGAATTTCCCATCCTTTATTAGAAGGAATAAATTCTTTTTTGATCTGCCATTTATTGTTTTTATAAACGCCAAACTTTGAGTAATAGGCTTTTTCTGATGGAAAAGTCTCAATTACTGTCCAACCATCCCAAGATAGTTGTTTGTTTTCGTTAACTATTAATTCCATAGTCTCTAACGAACTAATTGTTTTCATCGTACATCCATTCTCTTTGTGTGCAAAAGCACATTTAAAGCATACTATATTCTATCAAAATAAAGACATGTTGTCAATATTACTAGAATGTGTATACATTGGTATTAATTTTTCTTGACCTTGCTTCATGAACTATTTTTGATACAGATTCTTTTGGATTACACAAAAATATAAAATGATCAATATCATCAAAGTTTTTTGCTAACCAATCTGGAGTACCTGTAAACAATTTTATTACCTTTCCTCTGGCTCTCATTCCTCTTTCAGAAAGATTAGTAAACTCCATAGCCATTGTATTGATGTTGGAAGGTCCTGCAGAGTATAAAATAAAACTTTGTTGATTTTCTTTTAACTCTGAAAGAGCAACAGCCATTGACCTAAGAAAAATTTGATAGTTGTTAAAATTAGGTGTCCCTTGAACCCCTACTATCATCACTTATCCCTTCTCTTAGTTTGTCCAATATAAACAACATCTGATCTAATTGTACCTTATCCATGCTGCTTGTGTCAACTCTTTGTGCAGAATCTTTATCAACTAGGTTATTTATTAATGGGGCATTGTAAAAAATGTTATCTTTGATCCAGTAGGCTTGACCATCTACTATGATGACTCGAACATTTGTTTCTTTTTCATGATTTTTAGATTGACTTCTTGTATTAAATTTTCTTGAATATTTGTTTGCCCCAGAGAATCTGTGTTGAAGCATTGCTTGACTAATTATCTGAGTTCTTCTTGAGTTTGATCGTGATTTAACTATATAGGCAGAAATAAATAAAAGCATGACTATGCTTAATAGACCTGCCCCTAAAGCGCTATTCATAAACGCATCCATCTTACTATTCTATCACTGTTTATCAAAAAGAACTTTGATAATTTGTTTAAGGGCTGTTCGCTCATGAACAGGAAGAGCATTTACTTTGTTTATATCAAAAGCCCTTTCGCTTATGTTTACAATTGGATTAGGGGATGTTATGTCCATATCTATAAACCCTTTTTCCCATAATTTCATTGTTACTTCTGAAAAATAAGTAGTCATTTCTTTATCAAGATTTGGATCGATATCTTTTAACAGTTCTGTTCTAACATACATATTTTCTCCAGTTTCTGGATCTTTTCCAGCAAACCTAAGCCCACCAGTTAGGATTAATTTATTAAATATATCATTTTCAGCACTCACTTGCCAGACTTCTTTCTGGCCTTTGCCAAAGCGTCAAAGTCTTTTACCTTAGTATCTCCAAGGTATCCCCATGCATAGCCGTCATTGATCATCATGTCGTTAAGAGATACGGTGTCTCCATTAATATATACCCAGCCTAAAATGCGACCATATTTTTCAGATGAATCCATCTTCTCAGTTTTAATCACAACGGACTTAGCGTCCTTTAGAGCCTTCTTTAAGTACTCCTTTGACTCAAGACCAAGAGCCTTTTCTTTAAGGTCCTTAGTACGAGACTCAGGGGTATCAATACCAGCCAGTCTAACACGAGATGCAAATAAAATATCAAACCCTAAATCAATAAGAACGTCAATGGTATCTCCATCTACTACGTTTTCTACTTTTTTTACATAATATTCATACATTTTTATACCGCCAACTTTTCTCGTTCGTCAACTATTGTAATAGCAAACTTCATCATTTTGTCATATCCTACTGCATTGTCCATTACCTTGTTGTAGTGGTGCCCACAAAAAAATAATTCTCCATTTAGCCCAGTTACTTGGACTAGGGCTTCTGCATTACACCTATCACATCTATCTAAAGGTGATAACTTCCATTCTGGTTTAACATCATCTTTAAGCATTGTAAACATATTATACCTTCCGATTGTCGGTTTTATAAAAACCAGAGCCATTGAATGTGACTCCTATATCTGAGTATACACGAACTAGAGGCTTATTGCAAGTATCACATTGATACCCTGGATCTTCTTCTGACATAGATCTAATTTTTGTATATCTTGTTCCACAAGGCATACAGTCATATTGGTATGATGGCATTATTTTTTCTTTTGTTTAGCCTTTACTTGCCATACTGGAAGTTTAAGTTCATCTCCAGACCACTCATAGCCTAATGCTTTTACTACAAACCTAATAATTTTAATACGCATTACTTAACCTTCTTTCCAAATTTAGCCCAAAGTCTTTCATGTGTAAAATAAAAGATCATCTCTAATGTTAAATATGACAAACCGTATAGGCCAACATATTCCCACTCTGCTTCTCCAGTAAAATACTTAAGAGTAAAGTAAATTATGCCAGAAACAAATAAAAAATGTACTAATGGCCAACTAATTGTTTTTAGTAAAGATCTTTTTGTAGACTCCATTATCTGCCAACTCTTCCTTTGCTGTCAGAAGCAGCCTTTGCTTTTGCTTTGGCCTCTGCCTCTTCTCTTGCTTCTTTTTCCTTAAAGTTTTGCAATGTTTTTCCAGCATCAGCCTTAACCTTTAATGGTTGTTCTGCTGACTTAGTTAGTAATGGAAGATCTTTTTCGCCAGTGTAAACTGGACGACCCCAACCAACTACAGCATTAACTAACTTTTTCTTGTTGTTCTTTACATACGCACGAGTTTTTTCTACACACATTCCGCCATTGCGTTGATCTCCCTTTGCAGTTCCTGAAGTGTTTCCTTCAATAACCTGAATAGTTCCATCTCCGTTGTTCTTAATGCAAAGACCAACATGAGAAATACGATTTACGCCGTCTTCTGGAAAATCAAAATAAATCCAGTCGCCTGGAGTTGGATCGTCATTACGAGCATCTGCCCAACGATCATTCTTTTTAAACCAATCTGATGCTGCTATTGTTGATGCAGACTTAGGGAATGATTTTACTCCCGCAGTAAATGCACACCAAGAAACAAATGACTGGCACCATGGTTGAAAGTTTACTTTAATCCATGCACCGTATTTTGTTTCATTATCTTTTGGGCCTTCAATCGTGCCCACTTCTTTCTTTGCAACCTCAATGATTGCTTCTAGACTACCTTTTGCTGCCATGGCGATCTCCTTTAAGTTATAATTAATTATATCACATTTAACAAAGACCTGTCAACACGGTCCAAAGGTGTATACTATATATATGATAATAACTAATCCAGATCCAAACATTTTTGTCATTAAAAATTTTATATCTGAGAGTGAAGCAAAAATCCTTATAGACCTGGCATCAAACGCCACACAAGAAGAATGGTCTAAGTATAACCACACAGAAAGACATAAAAATGATGAGTGGGAAGACAGAATGCTTATTTTGGAACATTGTTCAGGGTTTTTAGATAAACAAAATAAGACTGTTAATTATATTTTTAATAGGATTAAACAAGAAATAAATAAGATACTTAACAAAGATATATACGAATACGTAGGATTTTCAACAATATACAGATCAGTAATTGGACAGTTAATGAAAACCCATAGCGATTCTGGTCTCGGTCCTAAATTTAAGTATGGCGTTGTTCTTTATTTGAATGATGACTACGAAGGTGGTGAAATATTCTATCCTAACATTGGGATTGAGTTTAAGCCAGAAGCATATAGTCTTGTTTTACATCCAGCACATGAGGCGTATAGGCACGGAGTTAAAGCGGTATCTCTTGGAACAAGATACTCAATGACAGTTTTTTTAAAACTAAGATAGAATTAAACTACTACTAAAACTGGATTAAGAGCAGACTTTGCTCCAGCAATAGCCTTTTCAATTTCAGAACAAACAAAGGCAAACTCTTCTTCAAAAATTTCTGGAGATCTGTCGGAGCCCATCGTTGGGTTCTTTCCTTCTGCAATCATTGCTTCTTTTAGAGTTTTTTCAATGTCATAGTTTAGGACTGTGCATGTAAAATGCTTCATTACATATCCATCCCTATCAATCAAATACTTTTCATAATTACCACCCATTTGAACTCCATCATAGAATCCAATGTTTAACCAAGGTGATTTAAACTTTCCTTCAACATTTCCATCTTCTAAAGAATCTCTCATTGAACGCAACATTTCCATCTGTGATGAAATTTCTGCATATAATTCGTGAGGTGGTAGTGTTGGCTGTCCTAGTCCGTTAGTTCCAGTGCTAAGTCCATTTTCTAATACTTCGTTTAGTAACTCATGAGGAACCGAAGAAACCATCTCTGAGTACTTAAAGGTTGTGTTGTAAATTTCTTCTCCGTAAACCTTTGAGTCTAGACCACAAGTAATTCCTTTTGACCACTTGCCCTTAGTAACTCCTGGACCACAATAGTCGTTTGTTGGCACAGCGATAATCTCAAAGTCTTCGCTGTTGTATTTATCTTGAAGCATCTGTAAAACTTCTAGTTGGTTAGCGTTACCGCAACCTACTGTGGTATTGGCAACTAGCGTAACCTTGCCCTTGTATTGTTCAAGGTGGTTTGGAGTGCCTTCTGCTGAGTTTAGGGGAATGTCATAGATTGATTTCATGCTTATATTATAACATGTTTTTAAAGGCAGTTTTTGGTCATGCCCAGGACACTTCTAGTTTACTTAGATCCGAAGGGATAAGACAGACCCGACATTACAACTTTGGTCAAGGTATTAACATACCCTGAAAAAGTGTCGGTTGTGTTCGTTCCAACGAATGTGGCTGCAGACTTAACCGTTGCAGGAGAAGTTCCATAGATAGTTACTTTAGATCCATTGTATCTAGTAATAACTGTCTTTCCAACAGCAACAACATCTACTCCAGGACCTCTGTTTGAAGATTTTTCCCAAACTCCTGGTGAAACAATTGCAGCAGTTGCAGTAGCATTAGGAATGCATGAAGGATATCCAATTAGTGTTGTAGACCCTTGATTACCAGTTGAAACAAATGTTGGAATATTTTTTTCGCTTAGTAAAGAAATTGCAGCGCTTGCTGCTACATCAATAGATAATGTAGGAGCAGAACATTTTTTCAAATTGTCTGTACCAACAGAAGCCTGGCTAATTGAAACAGCATCAATGCTATGCTTATCAGCATTATTTGCAACCCAAGCAATACCTTTTGCTAGTGCTTCTTGAGTATTGAATGAGCCTCCAGTAGTAAGACTAATATCTGAAATTCTAACAAAAACAATTTTGACATTTGGATTTACTGCAAGCGCAGACTTTACCATAGCATCACCATGGTATGTTCCACCTGTACCCATATCTGTTGGCCAAACTTTTGTGCCTGCTGATCCTGGACCTTCCATAGTGTTTGTTCCATTTGGACATCCAGTTATGTTTCCAGTAGTAAAGCATGCTTCGTATATTACAGATGGATGCTTTGCAGAATTAATTGCTGTATCTATAATAGCAAGAACTCTTTGATCTTGTGCCTGTACTGGCTGAACTGCTGTGATTACAAGTACTGCTGATAGTATTGCTAGTAGTGCTTTCTTCATTTTTCTCCTTAGTTTGTTGTTTGTTTATTCTTTTATTTTAAAAACTACTTGACATGGATCTCCACCGTCTTCCCACTCCTGCTGTTCTTCAGCAGTCATGTATGGATCTCCATCATGAGTGTTACAGAACGGCTCTGTAATCCACCCTCTATCTATACCGTTTTCCAACCATATAGTAAACTCATCGTGATCTGTTTCTTCTAACATATAATAATTATACCCCTAAGCACTGACAATGTCAACTGGACCCATGCAAGATGGGCTAAATTTTATGGCTGCATTAACTGCCTGAAGAACTCTATTTCTTGCATTTTTTTGTTTGTCTGTGGCATACAAAACCCCATACGCATACTCTGCTCCAGAGCCCATGGCTAGATATGGAACTGCATATTTAGATAAAGACATATCTCCAGAACTGTGTTCATATATTTCTCCACGAATTGCAACAATTAATCCCAGGTCTCCATCCTTGGATGTGTCAACCCAGAACTCGTTATAAAAATCACGAAGTTCTTTGACAAATTTAGTTTGCATAAACTTGTCTGTGTCTTTAATATTGGGTGCTGTTGGTTTAAAATTATAACGAATTCTTTCTCCGTCCATTGCCCCAGCATATCCGATAAGGTATGGACCTATCTTCCAAACCTTTGGCGCATCAAGTGATAGAATAGTATTATCGTCAGATGCCCCACGATCTCCAGCCATATAAACTTTGCCATCATGTTTTACTACAGCAATACAGGTCATGCGAAAGCCCTTCCAGATAAGTATAGTTAAGTATACCATCCACCTGAAAGGGCTGTCAAGCAAGCCTAATAATGACTAATTAGCCTTTTTGTCTACACTTCTAAAAGCGTCGTTGATTTCTGTTAACGATAGCCTTCCATCGTCTAAAAAAGCCCTTGCAAGCCTTTCAATAACGCTTGCTACGCCCAATAGACCTGCAAGCATTACTGCGTCAAGAGTGTCAATTCCTACTACGGCTCCTGCTCCTAAGACTGATAGTCCTGATGCTGCGAATACCGCCACAATTCTCATAAGAATATTCCCTATTGCCTTCTGAGGGGTCTCTCGTTTAGGGGCTTCTACTATTTTTTTAGTTGCCATTTTATTTCTCCTTTCTTATTGGTATTGTAATTAGCCAAATTATTGTTGTTGCAAGAACTGCAATACCTACAATATCTCTGGCTGATCCTGTTAATGTTAACCAT